GGTAGGGCAGAATCAGGACGTGCTGCTCGACAAACACACGTCAGTAACCGTGAATACACAGGTAATCAACTCCGACGCCCGCACGGTGATTGCCCAGATGATCGCGGAGGGTAAGGGCGAGGACTTGGCGAGGCTGGCGGATCGCAAGTAACAACGACAAGCATGGTCACGTATACGCTAACCGATTGCGAGGTTGCTTTCGTTGAATGGATGGTTGCTCGTCGTCGTCAGCACAACGAAGCGGTGAGGGCGAAGAACCTGAAGCAAAGCGGCAAGTCAGACGACGAGATCAACCGAGAAGGAATCGGCGGTGAACTCGCATTCTGCCGTATGCGGAACGTGTGCCCAGACTTCGCTTTCGACGGCGATATCGGGTTCGATTGCATCGGCAGGGACGGACGCACAATCGACATCAAGACCACGGACGGGAAGCACGGTCTAGCGATGTGCGTAGCCTCAACCAAGCGTGATAAACCGTGCGGTTGGTACGTGCTGCTGCTGTTGTGCAAGTGGCCCACATACAGACTCATCGGGTTCGCGTCGGCTGACGATGTGTTCACCGAAGAGAATCAGCGACCGAACAACAGCGGGGTTGGGATCTACTACCGTGTCGAGCGGAATATGCTTTCACCACGACGTAGCGATACCCCATGACAGTCTCCGACGACCTCTACAACTTCGTCTTCCCACACCGCTACGCCAACTACGCGAGTCGCGGTCGGTTCAAGATCTACCCACACATCGACTTCATCGGACGCAAGGTATACCGGGCAGCCACCACGCCCGGATCTCGGCTCATGGTCAACCTGCCCCCGCGTCACAACAAGTCGTTCCTCATCTCATACTGGACGCCAACATGGTTCCTCGACACGTTCCCCGAGAAACAGTTGCTGTTGTCGTCGTACTCGGCGGAACTGGCGTCGAGTTGGGGGCGTCGGGTGCGAAACGAGATGGAGACGAACCCGGTAGTACGCAACCGGCTCAGCACCGACAGCAAGGCCGCAAACAGGTTCAACACCGTAGCGGGTGGCGGGATGTATACAGCCGGTATCGATGGTGGAATCACCGGCTTCGGTGCCCACCTCATGCTGATTGACGACCCGCATAAGAGCATGGCCGAGGCGTACTCCAAGCGGGTACGCCAACAGGCTTACGAGTGGTATCAGGAGGCGTACTCGCGGCTTGAACCGGGCGGGTCGATCGTGATTCTCATGCAGCGGATGCACCCCGACGATTTGTGCGGGATGATCCTGAAAGAGGCGAAGGATCAATGGGAGGTGGTGTGTCTACCGGCTGTCGCGGAGGCGGACGATCCGATGGGTAGGGCGATCGGAGATCCGTTGTGTGCCGAGCGTTACGACCGTGCGGCACTCGACCGCATCCGTCGTTCGGTAGGTGCGGAAGGATGGGCGGCACGGTATCAGCAGGCTCCGAGGTTGCTCAACGCACGCTCGGTCTACCGCGAGTTCAACGAAGCGAACGTGCGGAACGTGGACATCGTTCCGAACCTGCCGCTACACCTGTCGATGGACTTCAACGTGAACCCAGGTATGCATTGTCTCATCGGGCAGCATCACCCACACGACGACACGTTTACGGCTGTACACGAGATCCACGAGCCACGCATGTCGGCACGCGACGCGATGGATGCGTTCGATGCACTAGTCAAGCGGCTCGGCGGGTTCGTCTGGCCCGAGTTGCAGGTGTTCGGCGACGCAAGCGGTGGGAACCGATCGCTCGGCACGGGCGAGACGTGCTACGACATCGTGCGGCAGAAGTTGAACAAGATGGGTATGTCTCAAATGGGTGCGTCGGGCGGTAACGGCAAGCAATACCGCATCCGCGTCCCCAAACAGAACCCCCGCATCTTCGATCGCGTGAACGTGGTGAACGACATCCTGTGCGATATGGACGGCAAGCGTCGGTATCTGATTCACTCCCGATGCGAACGGCTGCTCACGGACCTTCGGGAGATGAAGACGGGCGACGATGGTCTGCCCGACAAGGCGGATCAGGATCTATCCCACGCCGTCGATGCCGAAGGGTACAGGCTACACTACATCCGTCCGCGTTTGGCGGTTGTTGAATCGCCACAGGCGTACTACGGAGCGATGCGATGATTACCGAAGACATGTACCCCAAGATCATGTGCGTACTGCTCGCTCTGGTCTGTATCCGCGTGTGGCTCCCATTCCGCGTGAAGTCCGAGAAGTGAACATATGGCTAAGGCACCAACCCGCAAACTCGGATCGCAGACGAAGCCGCAAGGATTGAACGGCGTCGGCGGTGAAGCGTCGGCAATGATGGGGCTGCTGTTCAAAGGCACCACGCCAGCGGGCACGTATCGCACGTACCGCGACATGCTGGAAGACCCTACGATCGCTCTCGCTCACGCGGCGGCTACGGCACCGATCGTTGCTGCTGGCTGGTCGATCGAGTCTGACGACGACGCACCGGACGGGGCACAGGAACTCATCGAGGATGTGTTTGAACCGCTCCGGGGGCGACTGATCTATCAGGCGTGCCGGGCGATCTACTACGGGTGGCAGTCGTTCGAGAAGGTGTGGGGCATCGACGACGATGGGCGGTTGGTCATCGAGCGATTCAAGCCGCTCATTCCCGACAATACCGAGATCGCAATCGACAAGGATAACGGGGCTGTTATCGGCGTGAAGCAAGCGGGCATCACGCTCGACCGTGGGCACTGCGTCATCGTCACGAACGATTCGGAAGGGGAGAACCCGTATGGCCGGTCACGGATGGAGAACCTGCGAAAGTGGGCATGGAAACCGTGGACGGCTGGGATGGAGAAACTCGCTCAGTATCAGGCGAAGACGGCAGGTGTTGTGCCGGTCATCCGCTACCCCGAAGGATCTGGCAGAAACGCGGCGGGGCAGACGGTGCAGAACTACGAAGCCGCCGTGCAAATGAACCTGCAACTCGGGCTTGCACACGGCATCGTCATGCCGACCGCTATCCCTGATTGGGCGATGGACGCCATTCGGAGCGGGTCGAACATCGCCGACCTCATGGCGTGGCAGGTGTCATTCCTTGAAACGCGGGCTGGTCACGGTGCGGAGTTCATCGAGTCGCTCTCGTATCAGGACAAGTTGAAGGTTCGCGGGTACTTGCTCCCCGAGCGTGCGATTCTGGAGGGTCAGTTCGGCACGAAGGCCGAGGCTGGCGTTCACGGCGACATCGCCGTACTCATCTCCCAACAGTTCCTTGATTGCATCATCGAGGAACTCAACCGGCAAGCCGTTGACGACGTGCTGATGGTCAACTTCGGCCCGACCGCGAAGGGGAAGGTGTACCTCACGCCCGGCCCGATTCAGGATCAAGCGAGGGCGTTGTATCAGTCGATCGTTACCGCGTTGTACAGCGGCAACCCCGACCTCGCGTTGGAGCAGTTGGATATGGACGCGATGCTCGATGCGTTGCGGTTGCCGAAGTCGCAAGAGAGCGTGTCGCGTGTGATTGTCGATCAGCCCGAACCGCCCGTCAATCCCGAAGTGACTCCCGAACCGTCTCCGTTCTCTCGCTCGCTCGAAAAGGCGATCCAAGCGAGGGTCAAGCGTGGCAAGTAGCCTATCCTCACAACGTCAAGCCGAGACGCACGACCGAGACGTGACCCGCATCACCAACGCGGGTATAAGACCGCTCGGCACCGTGGGTATCCGCGTCCGTGCCGCTGTCATCCGTGCGATCCGTCAAGGCGGCGACGTAGGCAAAGCGATCCGCGATGCGATAAAGCCCATTCAGGTACCGCTACAACAGAGCATGACGGCTTCGTTCATCTTGGGACAGTACCGGGCGAAGTCGCTAGTACAGCCCGTGGCGTTGGCACGGAAGGTAACAGACCCGCTCGGCATCTGGCGTAACATCGTGGACTTCGCGGTCGATCGCGTTGGCATCACCAACGCCGAGATCGACACCATCGGCAAACGGTTCGCGGCTCAGTCGGTCGCGGCGATGGATTCGATGGGCGGCTTGCTTGAAGACAAGATCCGCAAGGCGATCGCGGAGAGCGTGCGTACCGGCGAGCATGTCGATGGCACGATCGCTGCGGTGCGTAAGGCATTCGACGACGCGGGCATGACGAACGCAAAGCCGTTCCTCATCGAGACGCAGGCACGGACTCAGACTCAACTGGCGTACTCGGCGGGGCGTTTGAAGGCGAACGAAGATCACGCGATTCAGGATATCTTGTGGGGGTATGAGTACGTCACGGTCGGAGACGATCGGGTACGCCCCGGACATGCGGCACTCGACGGGTTGAAGTTGCCGAAGGACGATCCGCGTTGGCAAGAGATCATGCCGCCGAACGGATGGAATTGCCGGTGCAGCGTCATCGAGGTATTCAAAGACGAATCTATCGCGACATCCAACGACATACCCGAGTTCGTCGAGGTTGACGGCGAGGTAGTGCGGGCAGGTGCGGACGAAGGGTTCGACTTCAACCCGCTCGATATCTTCAATGCTCAACAGGTTGTGCTACGGTGACTTTGCAACGGCTCAGAACCGTAACCGGGCAGCCCATGTATTGATCCTGCTCGTGTGACTTGACCGTTCCCGTAAGCGTGACCTGATCGCCCGCTTTCATGTCAACCGATCCAGACGCAAACCACGAAAGCAGGTTGCCGCCAGCGTTGAACTTCACGATCGTCGTGGCCCCGTAGAACCCTTCGATGGTCTTCGTAAACTCGACGGTCGCGGGGATGTCGCGGAGTCGTTCCCCGACCGTGCCGACGTGTACGCTGTTGGTGAAACCAGACGACTTCGCGGCGGCTTCGGCGTTCTCTTGCTTGATCGCCCACGCCAGCATCGAGGCGACCAAACCGATGTGTCCGCTGTTGCAGTGCCCGGCGTGCATGATCGCCCACAGGTTCGCTTCGTAGTCGCTGGTCATGTCTGAGAGCGTCTTAGCCTTCAGTTCTTCTGCCCGAGCCATTACGCGGGCGTGCAGCGATTCGACGCGGGCGGTTGTCTGGTATGTCGCCGCAAACTCGGCAGCCATCCGCTGGTCGTTGGTGGAACCCCCAAGGAAGAGGTATGTCGAGATCGTGTTAGCCGTGCATTTCATCGGGTCGGCTGAGCGTGACTTCCACCCGTCTACCGCGACCACGCGAGCGGCAAGTTTCAGGATGTACTCGACCGTCCACGATCGAGCGGTTCGGAACACGCATCCGCATTCGCCCGCACACTCCGTCAATGCATCGACCGCATCTGAGATGTACCCGAACGACGCAACCAACGCGGCAGGGTCGTGACCGAGAAAGTCCTTCATGCACTGACGGCCAACCTGCTTGAACTCGCCCGTCTCGGCGTGGTACACCACGAACGTCTCGGAGCGGTTGCGGTGCTTACGGCAGTGGTCGCAGTGGGTGGGGTCGCAGGTTCGGAAGTTGTCGGGTACGCGACCGTCAAACGACGGGGAGCAACGTAGGACATGGGCAGGTGCACCTTCGATCTGCTCGATGACCGCCGCGAACGTCCACCCGTTGAACGCGGGCGGGACGCATTCGAGCGTTACCGGAACCCACCACGTCGATTCGGTGTACCACTCGCCGAACGAATCCTGCTTGCGGTTCTGGCGTTCCTCACGCTCTCCGAACACGACTGAGATCGAACCAGACAGCCCCTTGCGGTCACACTTGGCGATCAGGGCGTCGATTCGCTCGCGGAGTTCTGAGACGCGGTAGTCGGGGATGGTGGTGTTCATGTTCATCATCATACCGTCACATCGGTAGATTGTCAACTTGACTTGAATCGGTGGGGTGGTTATTCTTTGGTGTCGGGGTGCAGGCGAGCCAGTCTCGCCTATGTCGAATCAAGTCTCACAGCCTTCGGTCTACTCGGTACTCGGCAAACTCTCTGCCGCGTCCGGTATCACCACGAACGCAAACGGACAGCCCGTCAAGCGTTACACGAAGGATCTGGTTCGAGTCGGTGACTACTACAAAGCATCCACCGATCAGTCGTTCAAGTTCACCCGTGAATCCCTGAACGAGTTTGCGGCGTCGTTCGCAGCGATGAAGGCTGGCGGCGTCAAGGTTCCCGTTCCCTCTGGACACACCGACGAAACCGACGCGAACCGTGGGTACGTCGAGGACATGTTCGTGGACGGTGACACCCTGTACGCGACGATCGAACTCGTGGGCGAGGACGCGATCAAACTCGCGGGCCGTGCTGAGGTTTCGATCTACGCCGTGCCCGAACTGATCGACGGTAAGGGCAAGAAATACACGAACGTCATTGAGCATGTGGCACTCGTCACGAACCCGGTCATTCCCGATCAGGGCGGGTTCGTTCCGATCGCTGCGTCACGCGGGACCGTGCAAGCGGCATCATTCAAACTGTCAACCGGAGATTCGACCATGATGGAAATCGCTAAGGCTCTCGGCATCAACGTCGAGGGGATGGACGAGAACGCCGTGAAGGACGCGATCATGGCGAAGATCAATGGCATGTCTCAGGAGAAGGCGACCGCCGACGAAGCGACCACGAAGGCGGTCGAGGAAGTCAAGGCGGCTCGCTCTGAACTGAACGCCCTGAAGTTGTCCCGCTCGGCTGGCGAGACGAACCCGACCGTCATCAAACTCGCTGCGAAGAACCGCACGGCGGAACTCTCTCGCCTCACGACCGAAGGACGCATCACCCCGGCTGTTCGCGACCGGCTCGCGGCGGCTTGGATCGGCAACGACAACGCGGCCCTGAAACTCTCGCTCGACGACGCCAGCGACAACCGTTTCGATGAGATGGTGAAGGCTCTGAGCGAGAACGATCCGAAGATCTTGACCGAGCAGACCCGCAATCAGGCGATCGCTCTTTCGCGCGAAGTGCCCGGCAACGACGGCCCAAGCGAGGCGGACGCGGCGAAGCAGGCGAAGAAGATGGCCGACAACATCAACAGCAAGAACCGTCGATAACGAGAACGCACGGGCTGACGCCCACTTGGAGATACGAACATGGCACAGGTTTACGGTGGGATGCCCGGCCCTCAATCGACTCGGGCACAGGTCTACAACTCGGTGCGGCTCAACGGCGAGGGCGTCAAGTACCTTCCGGGCGGACGCATCATCGACGCTTCGGCGGCTCGCGATCCCGATAACACCGGGTACATCACGACCCTCCGCCCCGGTCTGGTGATGGGCAGGGTGACGGCTACCGGACTGTTCGCCCCGTCGATCCTCGGTCTGACGACCGTGCTGCACGATACGTCTGTCGTGACCACGACCATGACGCTGCCCGCGAAGATCGTCACGGAGATCGCACGCCGGATCGGTGCGAGTGGCACGTTCAAGATCACCGGCCCCCCCACCACGGCGGGTACGGTCGTGACCGAAACCGTCACGTACTCGGCGATCGCATCGGCGACCACCATCACGATCACCGCTACCTCGGCCGACTTCGCTATCGGCTCGGTCATCCGTCCGGTTGACGGCTCCGAAACCCCGCTCTGCTTCATCGACGACGGCGACGGCATCCGCGTCACCGATATCGACGGAAACGACGTGGATCAGCCGTTCCCGTTCGCCCTCATCGGCGGCACGCTCAACACCGACAACATCATCAACTACTCCTCGGATGCGTCTGTCAAGGCGTGGCTGAAGGGCCAGTTGAACAACGCGAGCAACTACGGGTTTGTCTTCAACGACGCCTTCCAACTCTGATTCTTGATCCGTTCGGGCGATTGTTGCTCTTGGTGAGACAAAGCAACACCTCCGAAGGATCTCAACAATGGCTGTCGGAACCAATCTGCAAAACGTGCTGGGCGGGCGGCAACTCTCCGGCACCATCGAACTCATCAAGCCGGGTCTTCCGGTCGAGCAACTCCCTGCCGGGTTGCTCACTCCCACCCTCGGCATCGAGGGCGTGCATCACACCATGCGTCAGCGTGAAGGTACGCGGCGTACCCCCGCCCGTGCGGAGTACGGTGCCCCGTCACGTCGGTACACCCCGAAGGGCGTGAAAGAGCAGTCGGTCACGCTCAATCACTTCTCGCACAACGTCGAGATCAAGGCGGCTACGCTCGTCAATCTGGAGAGCGACAGCGGCCAGCGTCAGCGACTTGGAGAGCAGGAAGTCGAACGCATCGTCACGGAAACGAAGACGTTTCTGGAGAACGGTCGTGCGGCTTCTGTCATGTCGGCGTTCGCACTCGGCAAGATCCACTACAACTCGGACGGCGAACTGTTGCCGTCTTCGTCCGGTGCTCAGGTCACGGTTGACTACGCCATTCCTTCCGGCAACCTGAACCAACTCGCGATCAACGGCGGCTCGGCTGTCATCGATGCGTCGTGGGCGAACCCCGCGACGAAGATCGTGAAGCAAATGACGAACCTGATGAAGGCGTCGGGCAAGTTCACGAACTACAAGCCTGCCGTCGCGATGTACGGGTCGAAGATCCCCGACTTCCTGTACAACAACGATCAGGTTCAGCAGTACATGAAGAACAACCCTCGCTTTCAGGAGGCGTTCGTAACCGGCTCGATCCCGGACGGGTTCCTCGGCATCAAGAAGTGGCACCCGGCCTACCTGTCTTACTTCGAGGACGCGAGCGGCACTCAGCAGGAGATCTTCGCGTCAGACTCGATCACATTCATGCCCGAAGTGTCGAGCGAGTGGTACGGGTTCGTCGAAGGGACGACTCCGATCCCCGGTTCGTTCGGCACCGCGAAGCCCGATCTCTCGGCTGTTCTCCGCGACGTTGCGATGCAGCGTGGCATGTTCGCGTATGCCTACGGCACGGTTGATCCGGTCGGGGCGACGATGGTCTTCGGCGATACGTACCTGCCGGAAATCATCGTTCCCAACGCCGTGTTCATCGCGGATGTCGAGTTCTAAACACACTCACCAAGAGCATGGGGCTCTGGCCTCTCGCCTGTACACCCCGGCTCAGAAACGAGTCGGGGTGTTATTTTTCTTATGGCCTACATCACGCAGACAAACATCGAGAACGTGTACGGCTCCGAGAACGTGGCCGAGTGGTCGAACGCCGCGAACGACGGGACGGGTGTGAACACATCGCGGATAACGCTCTCGATCGCGTATGCGGAGTCGTATGTCGAGGATCGTTTCAGGGATGGACCGTATGCGATCCCGTTCAGCGGAACGAACGGTGTGCCGCCCGTACTGACCGATTGGTGTGCGAGGATCGCGGGTGCGTGGCTGTACCGGACGCGGCCCCCGCACTCACGCGAGCAGGACCGCATGGCGGACATCTTGGAAGGCATCGAGAACGAGATGGACTCGTACATCGGGGGGGGCCGGAAGATGGCGGCGACGTTGAGCGGTACGGGTCCAACGGTCCCGATCGTCGTGTTCCCCGGACAGCCGTTTGGTATCGGATCATTTGGAGTGAATCAGTGAGTCGATTGGCGGTCACAGTGAAGACGGGTAAAGCATTGACCTCCCTTGCGTCGGTCAAGCAGGCGTTGTCACCGAACAGCCCGGAGATGCGGGCGGGGTTCCGGCAAGTGACCGTGCGTTACTCGGCGTTCTCGCGTCGTAGGTTCAACGAGTATAGCCGTGGGGCTGGAGACTGGACGCCGCTCGCGAAGTCAACCGTTGACGCTCGGCGTCAAGGCGGAGGCGTGTCGTTTGGCGGCGGTCGGAAAGTGAAGGGACGGAAGGTATCGGTTGGGCGTGGCGGTCGTTCTTCGCTCGCACGCGACACCCGCAAGGGCGACATCCTCGTTAGTGCGGGCGGAACGTTCTCCATCCTTCGGGATAAGGGTTTTCTGTTCAACGCCCTCACGATCGGCGTGGCTGGCAACCGCGTGACCGACTTGCCCAACGGGATCGCGTTTGGGTTCTCGGACGCTCCGCACGGCGGGGCCAGTTTGTCGATCGGACAACTCGCGGCGGTCCACCACTTCGGCGTCCCTCAGAATCACATCCCCGCCCGCAGGATTCTCGTCCAGCCCGATGCGGCGACGCTTCGGCTCATCCGTAACGACCTCGCGGCGGCGGCTCGCAAGGCGGTCGCACGGGCGACGGGAGGCAAGCCATGAGCGTGACCCTCTCGGACGATCCCATCTCGCGGGTGATGCGGGCGATGATGCAGACGCTGATGCTGCACGAAGACTTGCGGACGCTCGTTCGTCCCGGCAACAGGCTCGACTACGCGGGCGGCATCGACTCGTCACCCGTCAAAGAGAACCCGATCACGAACGACCTGCCCGAACTGTCGATCTACCCGAACGGCGGTATCGTCAACCCGCCGCAGGGTGGGGGCGTCAGTTCGTCCAGCATGTCCATCGTCCAGCGTTTCATCGTCGGCATCGCGACGGAAGAACAGCGGGCGAGCATGGATCAACGTGGCGTGAACGAGTGCAAGTGGAGGCTCATTCAGGCGTGCCAGCGTATCCAGCATGATTCGCAGGCTGACATGGTGATGGGGTTGCCAGAGGTTCGGATCTTCCGCATCGGCGAGTTCTTCGACGAGATGAACCGCGACGTTATACCGGCCCCGACGCCGCGACTGATTACGGGATGGGTGTTTGGTTTGAGCGTGGAAGTTCTGATGGTATTTGACCGTGTGGAGATGATGGCATGAGTCTGAACGGACGGCTCGCAATCTCGATGTACTCCACGCTTACCCGGTTGGTGGGCAATGTCACCGTCGCCGCTCCGCTCCGAGAGTATTGGTCGCTCAACTTGGCGGACGGGAGCGGTGCGAATCAGGCGACTGGAGAGTATTCCGCGAGCGGCAACATCAATGCGTCTGGATCGGCCCTGTTCGATTTCTGGACCGGGGGCGGACTTCTCGACCCGACCGGCACCGCGATCGCGTGGACGAAGATGAAGTTTCTCATGGTGAAGAACACACACGCGACGCAGCCGTTTGCGATCACTTCCACGATCACGGGACTTGCGATCGGAACGGTGCGTCCCGGAGGTGTGTTGCTCCACTACTCGCCTGATGCTACGTCGCTCGCTCTTGCGTCTGATTCAGCGGCGTTCTCGATCACTAACGGTTCAGGTTCGTCTACCTCGTACATCGTCGCCGCGATCGGCGTCTAGGAGATCCCATGTCGGTCATCAACGGAAAAGGCGGGCTGTTGTCTCAGGACAGCGGCTCCAACACGATCGGCGGGATTCAGGATTGGCGGATCACGCCGAACCACAACTCACCGGCTGGCATCGTCGCCGCTTCGGGCGGGATGCAAGTCGTTGTGCCTACGCAGGTCACGGACTGGACGATGGAGTATGCGTTCGCCGGGTACTCTCCGCCCGCTCTGCCGGGTACGTCGTACACGTTCATGGGCTACAACGGATCGGAGCGTGCCAGCGGTTCGGTTATCTGCGAGTCGGTAACGATCGACGTGGATATCGAGGGCGGCAACATCATCACCGGAACGGCCCGCTTTGGCTCTAATGGGGCGTTGACGCTCGCCAGCGGTTCTGCCCCCACGGTCGGCACCGGCTCCGCTCTGACGATGTACGGAGCAACGGGGGCTAAGGCACGGTGGCAGCCGATCATCGCGGGTACGGCTGGAACGGATGCCGATATCCCCGACGTTCGCCGGTGGTCGCTGTCGCTCAACTGTGCCCTCGCTCCGTATGTGTCGAGCAGCACGGCGGGCGTCACTCAGCGGACGGCTGGCAACCTCTCGGCGTCGGCGTCCCTCTCGTTCTATCAGGGTGCGTTGTCGTACCTGTCTGCGTCGGCTACCCGACTGACTCCGGGTGCGTACGGCGTGCTGAAACTCTACACGACGGCTTCTCTGTTCTACGGGCTGACGTACTCGGTCGTTAAGGACTTGAACGGACAGGTTCAGGTTGAGGCTGGCACGAACAACGGCATCGACTTGAACTTTGACTACTCGGGATGGGCACTCGTCTCGGGCACGCTCACGCGGGGGGCGTTGGTCCTTCCCGACACCACGAACTTCTGGAGTTGATCGTTGTCTCAGTTTGGCGGAAACAAAGTCGAAACGATCTTCACGGGCGAGAACCAAGTCGGTCCCGCTGCGGACGCCGCATCGAACGACATCAACAAGGTTGACAAGGCCGCGACGAAGGCGAACACGTCGTTCGGCGACGGCATCAAGAAATCAATCGGTGCTATCACGTCGTTCGTGGGTGCGATCACGGCGGCTCTCGGCGTTGCAACCCTGTTCTTCAACTTGGGACGCCGGTTCAAAGAGACTTGGGTCGATGCGTTCCAGTCGGCGACGGAGGCGAACGAGAAGTTCCTGCTGTCGCTCGGGACCGCTCCGCAACAGGGACTCGACAAGATCCGAGACGAGATCAGCCGATTGCAGGGCGAACTTGCCGAGCGTCTTCAAAGCGGCCAGTTGAACACTCCTATCTCGCGTGCGTTGGGCGAGCAGGAGAAGTTGGAACAGAGGATCAGGGAACTACAGCGGGCGGAGTTGGCGTTCGCCACCCAACTCGAAGCACAGAAGAACGCGAGCCAGAAGAAGGACGAGGAAGCGGCTGCGTCTCGTCAGTCTGCTATTGAGAATGAGATCGCACTTGAAGACGTGCAGGCTGGCAACCGCGAGCGTCGTGCGGGCGAGCGTGCAGCACGGTTCGAGCAGGAACAAGCCGACCAGATCCGCCAGTTTGACGCAGAACTCGATGCGGCCCGCGAGAAGTACCACAAGGATCAGATGGAACGGATCAGGAAAGAATCAGACGCACGGCTCGAAGCGATCCAGCGTGAACGCGACGAACTCCGTGCGTTGAATTCCGAACGCGAGCAGGGTCTAGGACTGGATCAGGCTGGTGTACTCGGCATCAACCGAAACTCCGCACTCGTGGACATCATCGGAAGGAGGGGCGGTCGATGATCGTTCAACCCCTTCTCGGTACTACCGGGTTCCCCAACAAAGACGGCGAGTCGGCTGATCTGGAGCCGTTTGTTTACCGCGTGACCGGCATCGCGATCGGGGAAGATCCGACGACAGCGACGGGCATCCCGATACCGCGTCAGACTGAGATCACGATCGGCGACACCAAGTATCGGTGCGATCGCGTTCGGTGCATCACGATCATCTCGGATGGTGCGTGCGATGTGGCCGCGTACTTCTCGACCGATGGGAGGTTCAGGTTCCCGACTCTGCCGCCCAACTCAAACGAAGAAACGTTCCTCGACTACGACCTCGGATACAAGAAAGTCCAGATCGAAGTACCCGGCTTCACGAAGGGACAGCGGACGGCACGCGACGAGATGGGGATGCTGGTCACGTCTGACTATTGGTACAAAGACTACAAGACAATCGACATTGAGCAAGACGTTCTGAATGTGCGGGTGAACATCCTCAACATCACGAACGAGGACGTTCGCGACATCATCACTCAGATTCGGTTACAGCGTGGGCGGCTACACCAGTTCTTCGATTCGTTCTGGATCATGCAGATGCCGTTCATCCGCTCGATCAAGCAGGACGGAATCTCGATCGCGTATGCGTGGGTCAGTGATCCGGGTAACTCGGGGTTCGGGCAGCCCGCCAATCTCTCTCCCGGCGAGTACGTGTCGGCTCCGAGCCGTGGTCCGTTTGAGTTGTACGTCGTCGCTCCCGCGTCGTCTACGCAGGCTACGCCGCGTATCACGACGCAGAGTGCGTTCCCGGCGACGATCAACGGTGCCCCCAACCCGCTCGTAGACCTAGACGGGTGGACCGACCTACCGGGGAGGCCCATCTAATGCAAGGCGATCGGGCAAACACGCGGGGCGTCATCGGGCAGGTCATCAACGTGGTCGGGTCGGGCGGTCCTGCGTCTGGTATCACGATGGACGTGGCTATGACGAACCAGGACGGGTCAATCTCTCAGGAACGGTACGACGGCGTTCGTCCTTCCTACCTGCCAGACGACTTCGACATCATCATCAAACTCGGGGCACACGCGACAGTGGCTTGGATCAGCGAAACGCATGGTATCTGGATGGTTCAGTGGATTCCTATGACGACGACATGCACATGAACTCAACACAACCCATTCTCAGGTCGGGACAGACAAGCGAAATCGACCTCGGCGTCGCCGGTTCGATGGTTGTATATCGGTGCGACTTCGAGACGGCGTGGTCGTTTCAGGTCGCGGCGAACGGCGTGCAGTCGTGGCCAGCAAGCGGAGTTTGCACGGTCTACTTCTCAAACGACGGCATCAACTTCGTAGGCGTTGGGTCTGCCGTCACGCTGTCCGCGTTTGGAATCACAACGTCTGTCGATGTGTCTTCGTTCGGTTTCGTTGCTCTGGTGGTGACTACGGCGGGTTCGTCCAGCATCATCCCGCGAGTGACAGGTTTCGGAAAGCGAATCACCGCCTAAAGAAAAGGATTCAATCATGGCAACTCGATATGCCGTACCGTCCTCCGATAACTGGGATTGGGGCAACACCGCGAACTGGTCCGCCTCTGACGGCGGGGCTGGCGGTGCGTCCGTTCCGACGACTGGCGACACGGCCATTCTCAAACAGGGTGCGTTCAACCTCGGCACGTCCAACCTCAATCAGTCGGCGGTCACGCTCGCCGCTCTGTACATCCTCGGCGGGTACGGCGGCACGCGATCGGGTATCTCCATCCCGACCGGGGCGAACCCGCTCCAGATCAGTGCAACCCTTCTCACGATCCAGTCTGAACGCATCACGAACATTCACCTGTCCGGTGCGTTCACGACAATCGACTGCAAGCAACTCAGAAACGGAACGCTCACAGTTTCTGGCGGAAGCGTGACGACGTTCATCGGAGGCAACACCGGCACGGTCATCATTGGTGACGACGTGGAACTCACGACGTTCATCAATGCGGGCATGGCGTTCGAGATCTACCCCGACGCGACCAGTGCTGGCGACCTCGACGTTATCCTTTCGGCAAGTGCGAAGGGGTACAGTCAACGCAAGATTTCCACGGGGAACATCGACGGCGACCTCACGCTCAAAGACGCGGCCACCATCGCGATCTCGTCCGGGTCTACGAAGGTGGTCGTCGGAAGCGGCGGCAAACTCAGGCTCAACAACTCGGGTGCAATGGGCATCGTTCACGCCTTGAAGAACTCGCTCATCACCACAAAGGGAACTCCGGGATTTGGCACGCCACCCACGCTAGATACTCTGTACTACCACGAAGGTGCGAACATCGACATTCCGCCCGCTACGCTCACCATCACCACGAAGACGGGTGCCGGGTTTGACTTCGGTTCCGGTCCCGTTACCGTGATCTAATGCCGAACATTCTGGTAACTGATCGCAAGTGGGTAAGGGTGGGGCGACGGATCGCTTTGGCGACGCCGGAGTGTCGTGCCCGTTGTTGCAACGGATGCCCCCTGTGGCGTCTGCTTTCGCTCTGCGACACTTCTCCGCGATGCGACGGCTCACCGCCCCCTGTGCTGTACGCGTGGATCTGCGAGACGGTGACGTGCCTTGACGGGTCGCCGTTGACCATCGGGCAAGTCGTCCTGATTGACGGCGTGTGCTGGACGGTGGGTATCCAGACAACAACGTCTCCACCGCCAGAGGACTACATCATCTCCGGGCTTGATCCGGTCCAGTGCGTGAGCGGGTGCGATGATGAGGCGTGCCCGCCACCGAACATATGGTATCGCGGCATCCCGTGCAACCAGTCGAACCCGGAGATGTGGTTCTGCGGCATCACGCAGTGCGGGATCTACAACGACGGGAGAGGGTGCTACAAGGTGGACCCGGCGTTGGGTGGAGGACCACTCCCGCCAGGTGCCCTATACGCCAACGGAGGCACGCTCTACACCAACTGCTGTACGTGCGAGAGCGG